CCCCGGCCCCGACTGAAGGAGTCGTGGCCGACCCGACGAGCGAAACGGCAGCGACAGAGGAGACCACCATGACCGACACGCCCCCGAGCGCGGCCGACACGCAGACCCGCGCGCGTCCGAAGACCGCCAAGCCCGATACCCCGGATCCCGAGGCTGCAGCGAACCGCGCCCGCGAAGCCGAACGTGAGCGTGTCTCGACCATCTACGATCTGGCTGGTCGCCTGAACCTCGAGCGGGGCTTTGCCGAGGATCTGGTCAAGCGCGGCACCGGTCTCGACGAAGCGCGCCGCCTGATCCTCGATCAGGTCGCTTTGAGGTCGGACGAGACCCGGACCTTCGGCCAAGTCTCCGTCCCGCTCGGCGGTCGGGATGAGCGCATCACCCGCCGCGATGCGGTGACTAACGCGCTGCTGCACCGGTACAGCCCGACGCTGTTCCCGCTTGAGGACGCTGCCCGTCAGTATCGCGGCATGACGCTGCTGGAACTCGCCCGCGAAAGCCTCGGCAATGCCGGGGTGAACACGCGGGGGCTCTCGCGTGACGAGGTGGCGACGCGCGCGCTACATTCGACCTCGGACTTCCCCGAAATCCTCGCGGCCGTCACCAACAAGACCCTGCGCCAGGCCTACGAGGCCTATCCGCGGACCTTCGCACTCTTCTGCCGTCAGGTGCTGGCGACCGACTTCAAGGCGATGCACCGGGTGCAGCTCGGCGAGGCGCCGCAGCTCCTGGAAGTGGGCGAGAGCGGCGAGTTCAAGCGCGGAACGCTCGGCGAGAGCAAGGAAAGCTACCGCGTGAAGACCTACGGCCGGGTTGTCGCCATCACCCGGCAGGTGCTGATCAACGACGATCTGGACGCCTTCACCCGGATCCCGGCGATGTACGGCAACTCCATCGCCCAGCTGGAGTCGGACGTGGTCTGGGGCATCATCACCTCGAACCCGGCCATGGCCGATGGCAATGCGCTGTTCCACACCACCCATAAGAACCTCGCGGGCACCGGCGCGGCGCTCGACGTCACCAGCGTGGGTGCAGCCCGCGCCGCCATGGCCAAGCAGACGGGTCTCGACAAGAAGACGGTGCTCAACATCCGTCCCGCCTTCCTGATCGTGCCCGCCGCGCTGGAATTGAAGGCCGAGCAGCTGGTCGCCCAGAACCTCATGCCCGCCCAGAGCGGGAATGTCGTGCCGCAGTCGATCCGCACGCTGGCACCGATCAGCGAGCCCCGGCTCGATGCCGCCAGCGAAACCGCCTGGTATCTGGCGGCGAGCCCGAACCAGATCGACACCATCGAATACGCCTATCTCGAGGGTCAGCAGGGCGCCTATATCGAGACGCGCAACGGTTTCGACGTCGACGGCGTCGAGATCAAGTGCCGCCTCGATTTCGGCGCCAAGGCCATCGACTGGCGCGGCCTCTACAAGAACCCGGGCGCGTAACGCACCCATCCTGAACCCCTACGAGATGGGCGGTCCTGACGGGCCGCCCTTCGTCTTTCCAAGAGGATCAAGCTCATGAAAAACTACGTCCAGCCCGGCAACACCATCACCCTGACCGCGCCCTATGCGGTCGTTTCCGGCGACGGCCTGCTCGTCGGCTCCATCTTTGGCGTGGCGGCGGGCAGCGCTGCCCTCGGCGAGACCGTCGAGGCGTCGCTCGTCGGCGTCTTCGACCTGACGAAGGTGGGCAGCCAGGCCTGGTCCGTCGGCGCAAAGGTCTATTGGGACGATACCAACAAGCGCACCACGACCGTCTCGACCGACAACACGCTCATCGGTGTTGCCGTCGAGGCCGTGGCGAGCGGCGCGAGCGACACCATCGGCCGGGTGCGCTTGAACGCGAGCTTCTGATGAGTGCTTTCGCCGCCGCCGTCGATGCGCTCTTCGCCGATCCGAACATCGGGCGGGACGCGGTCTACATCGCCGATGGCGGCGCGCCCGTTCCGGTGCGCGTCGTCGCCCGACGGGCCGATGCGATCACCGACTTCGGCGATGCGCAGCTCTGGTCGGAAACGACGCGGATCGACCTGCGCGTGACCGAGGTTCCGAACCCGCGTCCCGGCGACCGGATCGAGATCGACAGCGATGCCTTCCTCATTCAGGGCGAACCCGTCCGCGACCGCGAGCGGCTTGTCTGGACTCTCGATCTGAGGCCCGCATGAGGTTCGGCGTCAGCATTGTCGGCGATATCGTCCGCCTGATGGAAGCGGAGGTGAAGGCCGGGGAGAAGGCCGTGACCACGGCGATGCGCGATGCCGGGACCGGCCTCAAGACTGCCTGGCGTGCGCAGATCACCGGCGCAGGTCTCGGGGCACGGCTTGCCCGCACCATCCGGTCGGAGCAGTTCCCGAAAGGCAGGACCAGCCTCAATGCGGCGGCACTGGTCTGGTCGAAGGCGCCGGTGATCGTCGGCGCGCACGATACCGGCCCGCTGATCCGCTCGAAGAACGGGTTCTGGCTGGCGATCCCGACGCCTGCAGCAGGCAAGTCCCTGCGCGGCGGGCGGATCACGCCCGGTGAATGGGAACGTCGCACCGGCCTGCGCCTGCGCTTCGTCTATCGTCGGACGGGTCCGAGCCTGCTGGTCGTCGAGGGACGACTGAACAAGAAGGGCCGTGCCGTGGCATCGCGGTCGAAGACCGGCCGAGGACTGACCACCGTGCCGATCTTCCTGCTGGTCCCGCAGGTCAGGCTGCCGAAGCGGCTGGACCTCGCGCGGGATGCCGAGCGGGTGCGCGATGCGGTGCCGGGGCTGATCGTGGCGAACTGGGTGGATGCCGTTTGAAGATCACCGATGGTCTGAATCGGTGTCGTTGCGCTCGTCGTCCTGGCGCTCGGGCGACTGCTGCATGTTCAGATACTCTTCCTGCAGGCGATCCGCCTCGGCTTCAATCCGCGCCCGGCGGACGGGATCGATCGTAGCGAGTTTGTCCTGAAGCCTGCGTGCCATGATCACTTTCCTTCGTGAGTTCGTCGTTCGGAAGCCATAGGGCCATGCCGCGTCAGTACCACACCCGCTCCCCGGGCAGGCATCGACATTCTGCCATGGTTGGCATATATTGCCAATAATCTTGCAGGAGAGCCGCATGGCCACCCGAAACGTCGTTCTGACCGAAACCCAATCCGCTCTGGTCGACCGTCTGGTCGCTTCCGGGCGCTACCAGAATGCGTCGGAAGCCCTGCGGGCAGGCCTGCGGCTGCTCGAACGCGAGGAAGCCGAACTCGGCGCGTTGCGCGACCGGCTGACGACCGGGCTGGAACAGGCCCGGCGCGGCGATCTGGCCGAGGGGAGCGGTGAAGATGCGATCCGCCGCGCCTTTGCTTCGGCGCGCCAATCGTCCTGATGCCGAAACCCTGGCGCCTGACACGACAGGCTGAAACATCACTCATCGACATCGCGAACTGGACCCTTGAGACCTTCGGCCCTCGACAGGCGGCGGCCTATGAGGAGGATCTGATCGCCCGCTGCACGGAGATCGCGGCCGGTATGGCCATGTCGCAGGACTGCCGCCGGATCATCGACCCGGAGCTGCCCGAGGATCTGCGCTTCGCGCGCTGCGGCCAGCATTTTGTCATCTTCGTCGAGGACGCAGAACAGGTGATCATTGTCGATTTCCTGCATGCTCGCTCGGACCTGCCGCGGCGGCTCGCTGCCTTGATAGACCAGAAACCCGACAGGGATCACTGAAGCCGGGCCGGTCCCGGACAACCGGGATCGCCATGCCCACCACCCGCGAAACCATCCTCACCGCGCTGCACACGCGGCTTTCGGCGCTGCCCGCAACTATCCTGCGCGGTGAGGTCCTGCCGGAACGTGTGCCGGCAGCCGGGCTGCTGATCCTGCGCGACGGCGAACCCGGCGAACCCGAGGTGACACTATCGCCCTTGCGCTATCACTATCAGCACCGGGCTGAGATCGAGGCGGTCGTGCAGGGAGCCAACCGTGACGCCGCCTTCGACAACCTCTGCGCCAGCATCGGAACGGTGCTTGCCGCCGACCGCACGCTCGGCGGTCTCTGCGACTGGGTCGAGGCAGAAGCCCCGCAACCCGTCGATCTGCCGGTGGACGGCGCGGCCAGCCTGAAGGCGGCCGTCATTCCGGTGGTGCTGCATTATTCCACGGCCGACCCGCTCGGCTGAACCCCTTCGACAAGGAGACCGACATGGCAC